AACAAATTACAGTAAAGGAAGTGAAATAAATGACAGAAGAATTAATTAGTAATGCCGCGGACAAATTAAAGGATGAATTTGAGATTGCAAAGATTAAAAATCACGTGAGTTGGAAACAACTAGCTAAGGAATATGGAACGGCAACAGCACAAGTAAGCCGAGCAATTAGCGGTGATAACAGTCCTAAATCAAAAAGAATTCGTAAGTGGTTATATGTACGACTAAATATGAAGGAGGCGTAGCACATGGAACTACAAGTATTAGGTAAAGAAAAAATTGGTAAGTATGAATTTACTGGAATTGAAGGCGGATTTGGTGAAGATAAGAAGTCGATGCTGGTTAAGGATATTGCGATAATTCACAGTCAAACTGTTGGAAATATCAATTTACTGATTAATCGAAATCGTAAGCGTTTCAAAGATGGTGTAGACATCATTGATTTAAAAGATGATGAATTCGCTATTGTTTTGAGCAAGAGCGGATTTACACAAAATCAAATCAACGCAACTAAGAATATTTATCTTTTATCCGAACGTGGCTACAGCAAACTGCTAAAAATTCTTGAAGATGATACAGCATGGGATATCTACGATGAATTGGTTGATAACTATTTCAACATGCGTCAAGCAATCCACGAGAATCAACCATCGTTAGTTGCTAACAAGCGACTTGAAATTATGGAAGAAAATGCCAAGACGCGCAAGGCGGCATTGATGGTCAAAATTGCAAAGGCAACTAATTCCGAATCATCATCACAAACTCTGTATGCCAAAGCCGCCGAAGTCCTAACCGGTGAAATGACAATTCCAGTCATGAAGCAAAAGGAATATACGGCGACTGAAATTGGTGGCAAGTTAGGCATCAAAGCGAATATGGTGGGTCGTATTGCTAATAAGTTAGGGCTAAAAGCTGAACAACCTGAGCAGAACGAATATGGTCGCTGGTCAAACAGCAAGTCTCGGTACAGTGATAAAGAAGTCCCACAGTGGTTGTATTTTGAAAAGGGGTATCAAGCAATTAAACGGGAGGTAGCTTAATGGAATTTGAAAACTTACGTGAAGCATTGGAGTTTTTACTCGATATCAATAGCCCGTCCAGTGCTGTAACGAACCAAGATAATCAGCCTGCATCGGTTGATGACATGAAAGAACTAAACATGGAAGCACTAGCTAATGTGGCTGATCTGGTAGGCATGAGTGATCTTTATTTAGACGACTAAGGAGGTAATCAGCATGAAAACGAAATGTAAGCGATCGAGAAAAAGAACGATCGTAAGCTATTGCTACAAACTTCCTGCCTATCGAAAACAGATTGAAGATCTTAAAGGTGAAATAAAAAAATTAAATGAAACACGTAGACCAGATGATCAATTTCCGATGATTATGAACAGAAAGGAACTAGACGAATACTTAGGCCGAAAGGGTAATGTGATTGATTTCTACATTGATCAAATGGGCTTAAGCAACGCAATGATTAAGTTAGAAGGTCGAGACACAGTGTTTATACGACCGAAAGTATATAAGTGGTTGTGTGAAGTTGGAGCGTAGAAAGGAATGATAAATATGGTAGTAGCACAAATTGGATTTGTAATCGTAGTTGGGTTGATTGGTGGATTTCTAGGTTGGCACGCAAGTAAGGGTGATTTATTTGATTAATTCAATCAAGCTATGGATTTGGGATTTTTACTTAATCCATATAAAAAAGCCACACTGCGCATTATGCGGGCAGGTGGCAATTCTACAAAATGATGATGGTTCTTGGATTTGTGAACACTGTGCTCAAGTTATGAATGATCTAGGAGAAGAGTTGGAATAAGTGGATAACAAGGATAGAGAAATTAAACGACTAAAACTGCAACTTGAAATTGCTGAAACAGTAGCTGAGAGAGCACTGGCTACAAGTACCGAATTAATTAAGTATGTGAAGTTAATTCAAAATGTTAATTAACCATATCGTCTCAAAAGGAGGTGATTCCACTGATCAACCAAAATAAATGGCTACTAGAAACAGCCTGCATAACAAAAAAGACCGATACGGGTCGCACCCCATATCGGCTAGTCAAAAACATTTTCAAACGAATATTAACACGGAAAGGAAAATAGAGCAATGGAAGAAGCTAAAGCACGTGAAATGAAACGTCGCATTTATGCACATGACCACTTGTTAACTGACACGTTGTGGGTTGGCGGTGATCCTGAATCATTGGAGTACAAGAATTGTGCACAAGCGTTCAAAAATCGTGAAAAGATGACAGCCGAGTTCAACCGCTTAATGGGGTGAAGTTATGAATCAGGATATTAACTGGGACGCCGCTACTGAACAACAGGATGACTTGAATCCAGAGAATCAATACTTTGGACCATATGTGAGGGAGGAGAACGAATGATCAAAACAATTACGCTAGAAGACGCTGATGAACTACGTTGCGAAAGTGAAACGGACGAATATACGTTTGTGACAGAAGAGACCGATGAATCTGATCGATGGTCAGAGCCTGTTACTGTATATATCAAAGAAAATAGCACTGGTAAGATTTATGGATTTGACTATGATCGTGGACTAACTGAAATGCAGGAAAACACGATCGATACAATTGAAAGATTTGAAGACACTTTTGATGAATCGAATTATGGTCATCACGTAAAACTCACACGTTATGAAGAAACTGTTCAAACTATTCGTACATTTATAACTTCAAAGGAGGAAGACGAATGACACCAGTAGTATTCGATGGTTTCGCAGAAACCAAAAGGAATCTAGAAGATGAACTAGCACCATACAAATCACTTATCATTTCGGACGTTAAAAGTGGTAAGAAAACACGGGCTAGCTTAAATAAGTTGGCTAAGCAAGTCAACGATCGCAAGAAAGAATTGAAGCGTCCGTACGTTGATGCAACGAAGCCAATGGAAGACCAGGCTAAAGAACTGATTGCACTGATTGACGCAGTTGTGAAGCCTATTGATGAACAAATTAAGGCAATTGAATCAGAGGAACGTCAACAACGTATCAGTCGCTTGAAAGCTTTAATCGCTGATATGGCGTTCAGCTACCAAATTGACCCATATCAGGTCGATATCAAACCAAACTGGGCTAACAAGTCGATTGGCGATCTGGAACTCAAACGGCAGATCAAAGATGAGTTTAATTTAATGATTAAGTATGGCAAAGGCGTGTTACCTGATGGCATCAATCGTGTTAATGGTGCATTAGTTAGTGACGATGGTGAGATGGTACAGAAACACTTGCTGACTGTCTATGTAACCGATGAACAATTGAAGACGTTGCTAAGTGACCTGAATGTTGCACAGGTACCTTATGAGAAGTTGGAGGTGTAGTCGATGCAAGTTACAAAAGCAAAACGTGAAAAAATTAAAGTCCCCATTCTACTGATGGGCGCCAGTGGTTCAGGAAAAACCTTGTCATCATTAATGATCGCAAAAGGAATGGTTGAACAGATGCTTCCAGATATTTCTATAGAGGATCAATGGGAAAAAATAGGCGTAGTTGATGACGAACATCGGCGGTCAAATCTGTATGTCAACACAGAACATGATGGTGTAACAATCGGTGAATTTTCTAAAGTTGACTTAGTGCCACCATTTACAGCCAGCCGTTTAAGTGAAGCAGTTAGTTCATTACAGCAAGCAGGGTGTGTAGTTGTCATCATTGATTCTCTAAGCGCCTTCTGGTCTGGTGACGGTGGAATTTTGGAACAAGTGAGTGATGCGGGTGGTGGTATGCAAGCGTGGAATGTGGTGACACCCGAACAAAAAGAACTAATTAAGGCGTTAATTACTCAAGACGTTCATATCATCGCAACTGTACGCACCAAGACTGGAGTTAATGTGACCACCGACGAAGTTGGCAAAGCTCATGTTGAAAAAGTTGGTACCAAGATGGAACAAAAAGAGGGCTTGGAATATGAGTTTGCGATTACGTTTCAGTTATATCAATCGCATGTAGCCGAAGCCATTAAGGATAATTCGTCCATTTTTCAGAAGTCGCATGTGTTAACACCTGATGACGGCAAAAAAGTATTTGAATGGGCAGAACTCGGGATTGATGTTCGTGCTCAAGAAAAAGAACGACATGTAAAAGCTGTTAAATCTATCGAAGATTTAGCCATTAAAAGCGAAGCTGTTGCTAAAGAATTGGAAATGCAAATTAAACAAGTTAACGGAGTACCACTCACTGAATGGCCACTAGATAACTTAAAACGACTGTATCTAGGCTTAAGCAAAATCGCACAAATGCAGGCAGAAAGTAAGACAGCAGAATCAAACGATGAAAAGGAAGGTAATTAAAAATGAGTTTTGGATATGACGAAAACAACACTGGAATGGAACCAATTGAAGCTGGAACGTATGAAGTTTATCCGACTAAATATGCAGCACAAAATACAAAAAGAACTAACAAACCGATGATTGTAATGAATTATAAAATTCGTTCAGACGTGCAGCAGAAGAGCAAAGGGCAAATTATTCAGTTTGATAATTTTGTTGCTGGTGAAAAATCACAATGGCGTTTTAATGCCCTAACTAAAGCAACTCAAGCATTCAAGTCAGGTTTTGATTTTGGAACGCCTGAAGGTTGGGCGGAAAACATGTTGGGTAAACCAATTCGGGTGAAGATCACTATCGATGACAAAGGATATCCTGAAGTTCGATCTTTTTTACCAAGCGAGAACGCAAAGATGAGTGAGCAACCAGTAATCTTTAGCCATAAAGGTGTTAATAGTGCAGCAGCCAATGCACAAGCAGGTATGAATGCAACAAGTGGAGACCCGTTTGCAAATAATGGTGGACCGATCGATATTGATGAATCACAAATTCCGTTCTAGGTGATCATATGGCAAAACTATCTTACACGAAAGTAAAGCATCGATTGGAGCATGAACTAAACATGCCAATTGATCTATTGAACAAAGGCTATCCAATTACGGAAGCCGAATATCAAGAAATAAAAGAAGAATTTGAGCGCAAGATCGAGATGTGGAAAGTAAACATGGCGCTTGATCAGTTGCCGTTCTGAATGGGGTGATTTAGTTGAGCAGTCAAGGATGGGTGAAATTGTACCGGCAAATCCAGCAGTCAATTGTTTGGACAGATTCAGATCAATTGAAACTTTGGCTGCTGCTTTTGTTAAAGGCTAATCACTCCGATTCGAAGTTTTTATTTAACGGTGAACAAATATCGCTGACAAGCGGTCAACTGGTCACAGGTGCCCATGTACTGGCATCCGAGTTTAATCAAGGAGTCAAGCGTGACAATCGCGTGACATGGCGAACGCTATGGAGATGGGTTAAGAAATTTGAAAATCAGCAAATGTTGACAATCGAATCAAGTTCTAAATACAGCGTCATATCAATAACAGGCTGGGGTCAGTATCAGTCTGATGACAATCAAGTGACAATCGCAGGACAATCAACTGACAATCACATGACAACAAACAAGAATGATAAGAATGTAAAGAATGAAAAGAATAAAGATATATTGTCGGGCAAGCCCGACTCAAAAGAGCCGATTGACTTTAAAAAGTTCATTCAGTGGTTCAACCAGAAAACGGGTAAGAGGTTTAAGGATGTTGAATCCAATCGAAAAATAATTCGCACCAGAATTAAGGAAGGTTACACCAAACAGGACTTAGCATTAGTGACTGAATTCAAAGTGAAACAGTGGAAAGATGATCCGAAGATGAATCAGTACTTGAGGATTACAACCATATTTGCACCAGGACACTTTGCAAACTATTTGAACGAGGCTCAAGGAGTAAATGAGGTGAATGCTTCTGAACAAGCAGAGCAATCTGCTACTGACATGAATGATCTTGACAGGCAACAAGAAGAAAACTTACGTCGAGCGGAGGAAAAATACAGAAAGGAGCACCCAGAGTTGAATGAATAGTGAAGTTGAACAGTCAATCATTATTGCACTTCTACATGATCCGGAATTAACGGAAACGGTATCCATTAATTCAGATTGGTTTGTTGATCAGAACTATCGAGCATTGTTTGAAGCGCTCAATGAACTACATGGGACTGATACCAGTCTGTTATCCATTTGGGGTAAAGCTAGATCAATAGACAAACGTTTTGGCCTTAGCTATGACAACTTGAACGAGCTACACCGGCTATATATTACAGCTGCTAACTTGCAGTCTGACGTTACAGCATTGCATAAGTTAGCCATGAAACGTGATTTAGACAATGCAATTGAGAAGTACCGACAGAATCCGTTTGGAGACACTAGGCAGGAGTTAACGGATGCCTTGAACCACTTGAACCAAGTTGGTGAGGACGTGGACACTGGAAGTTTAGCAGACACGGCCAAGGAGTTGGATTATATGCTAACCCACGCCGCACCGGCCGGAATTCAAACATATCCAAAACTAGACAAGTTACTGTCTGGCGGATTGTATGGCTCCATGTTGCTAACTATTGGTGCTAGACCATCAGTTGGTAAGACTGCGTACAGTGTCAACCTCGCTTATCAGATTATGGATAACGACAAAGAAGTACAGGTGGATTACTTCACACTAGAAATGAGTAAGCGCGAAATGCTAAACCGCTTCGTTAGTCGTCAATCTGGTGTGACTTCACAACTGTTACGCAATCCGGCTGAAAACTTGAGTGACATTCAGAAGTCGATTATCCGCCAAGGCATTGATTGGGTGAAAGCTCATAAATTGCACGTATACGACAAGTTACCAACATTGGCTGGAATTACTCGGACAATCAAGAAAAACGCGTCTAAGGCACAATCTGGTAAGTATGTGGCGATTATAGACTACGTTGGACTAGTCAGTGTGCAGAGTGGACGCGATCGGTGGATTGAAGTTGGTGAAATTACGCGGCAGTTGAAAGTATTAGCGAATCAATTTGATGTGCCAATCATTGCACTAGCGCAATTGAACCGGGGAATTGAGACGCGTACTGATAAGACACCACAACTTAGCGATCTACGTGAGTCCGGATCAATTGAACAGGATAGTAACGTGGTTGCGTTCCTGTATCGACCGAATCCGAAAGAACGTGATATTGAGCAACTAGTAATCCAGAAGAATCGCGAAGGTTCGTTAGGTCGGATTGATTACCACTTCAATGGCGGTGAGATGTTGTTTCAGGAGTTGGATACCTAATGGCCTATATGGACTACAACGAGTACAAACGGTTGATGGAATACGGTGATTATAAGGAATCACGAGCTGTCAAAGTTTATTTGTCAAGAGCAGCGCATTACAGCCGGATGAAGAAACGAGCCGAAACGATCAACGCTGATCATCCTAGTGACTTGATGGCAAGTTATGTAGACCGTTTTGAGCGATTGCGAGTTGAATCAGTTTGGAAAGCAATCTGGATTGCAGAAGCAGAGCAGAAGCAACAATGGCGATACATTGAAGATGTTAACCAGTTTCTTACTGATGGTGAGCAGCTATTCGGTGGAATCGAAAAATTTAGTGAAGCAGATCAATTAAAAATTGAGCTATCTGAACTATACAAAGAACTAGAACAGGAACAACAGAAAGGTGAGTGGAGAGACTAATGGAAGCACATGAAGTTGGTTTAAAACTGGTAGATACATTGACTGCAGACACAAATGATTTGGGAAAAAAGCTTGATGCACTAAATATTTTAGGCTACTACGTTGATGTTTCAACGACGTTTGTAGAATCAGATGGTATGTTTGAGATCAAATACGTTAATGAGTCTTACACGTTGTTAATCTACAAGAGACGGCCACATGAATAGTCCAACAGCCTTAAATAAGCGTGGTAAGAAAATTCACAAATATGGTGAGGATTGGGACAGCCAGAAAGAACTAGACTTCTATGAGCGTTTCATCATGAACAAATGGCCTAGTGAGTTGGTTAAGGTGCATCTTAAATTTGAATTGGTCAAAGGCCGTGATATTGGGCTTGCTCGCATCTACGGAGTGAGCTATACGCCTGATATTGTCATATTGGCCCCTGACGGCTCGCTTAAGCACGTTTATGACGTTAAGAATAGTTTTACCCCGTACGGTATTGATACGGCTAATAAGCTATATTTTCGGCTATTTGCAATGAAGTATCACATACCAGTCGAAGCAGTTGTAATTCGTGCTCATAATTTCAAGTCGGTAGCGATTGGAGTGACTAAGCAATTACGAACTACGAAAGATGGAAAAGCGCCAGATCCAATCGTTAGAACTGATCCAGATTATGACTGGATTGAAGCAACAAATTATTGATTGAGATTTAATTGAGAAAAAAGGGAAATCATTGAGCCACAAGGAATTCAGCGGCTTAGTGATTTACCTAGAAAGCAAAAGAAAATAAAAGAAAGCAGGAATTAATCATGACAGAATTAAAAGACAACAGCATTGAAGTGCCAGCTATGCTAGCCGATGTACATCCAACACCCAAAGGTGTAACTAAGGTGAATTTTGAGGTTGAGACAGAATTGCTTGACGGACACATTGGAGAACTAGCAAATCTGCTTAATTACAGCATTGTGTTAAAGATTACGCCTAATCAAACGGAGTTGGATACGGACAGTGTAAAAAAAGAAGCAGACGGCCAGACTGACTTGCTAGAGGAAGACTAATGACGAAAATTAATATGGAGGCTCTGCGGAAGTTAGAAAGTGAATATCCTGAATTAAGAGGATTGCCACGAAATGATCCACGATTAGTCGCATTGCGTGAACCCCTTGAACTTGATGAAATCGTGAGCCGTAGACGGCCGAACACGGTCAGAATTAATAAAGTGATCGATCAATATTTACAATTAGCGGTTAAGAACGGTTGGCCTAAAGCAGAGATGCTTTATTGGCTAAATAAATCGGGGCCATTGCGTACACATTTGACTAACTCACAAGTTGAAATGCGGCAATCATATACTGGCGTGAAACTAAAAACAAATGTGATTAAATTTGATCACAACGATCAAGAACACGTGGACAAAATTATCATTGATAAGAAAGCACACGGAAAGTCGTTCGATCAGATTGCAATGATAATTAATGATTTAGGATATGGAACATTTGTCGATGCACCATACGTTAATCATCGGTATCGTAAGTTGATACCTAAGCATGAGATGAAGCCAGAATTAAATGGTGAAGAAAAGCGAATCGTTGATGTACAGATTGAGGCAGCTATGAACACTGAAATGAGCATTGGTGACCTAGTTCAGTATTTGAATGGCATGTCTAAGATCAAGCATGAAGTCACACGTGATGTAGTAGCCAAGCGTGCTAAACGAATGCACATTAAATTGGAGGGCATGTGATGGCAATTAGACCAAACTACTACAAGGATGATAACGGACATGATTTGTTCTGGAAAATGGAACACGGTATGTATGACTTGGCTTGGTCAATTGGGTTCTGCCATATCAATGCAGATAAGTATGAGCGTCGTAAGGGCCGTAAAACGGCCATTGGTATCGAGGACGAGCGTAAGGCCCAAACATATCGTGATGAAGAAGAAAAATTGAAACAATTGCATCGTGAGGAAGTAATTTAAATGACTAAATATATTAAAACAACGACTACCGAGTTTGAACAACTTGACGGTTGGCAGAAAACGTTTGAAAAGTATGGAATTCGAATCGAATCAGCAGATGATCTTAGTGAAGCCGTGCTGGATGAACTGGTACCAAGAGGCCGTTATTTCCTCAAGACATTGGAAGGCGAACTGGAATGTCACATTGGCGATTGGATCGCAACAGGGGTTAACGGTGAACATTGGCCAGTTAAAGACGAGATTTTTAAGAAAACATATAAGAAGTTGCCGGTGATTCCAAAGGATGTAGCGAACATGATGCCTATTTGGAAAGTTCACAGTTCGCTTCAAGATGTTTATTTCTATGCTGGACAGTACCACTCATTTCCTAATTTAGATGATGCAAAGGCCGATTTTTGGATTGTAAAACACAATGACGAATTTGCCCGTGCATGGCTAGATGGTTACGAGGTAGTGGAGGTTGAAGAATGAAACCAAATAAACAAGTAATTAAAGACCTAGAAACTGAGAAGTCCGAATTGAGTGGAAAAATTGAAAGATTGAAAAAATTCTATAACAAGGTGGCGAATGAATACCATACGATTGGCCAGGTAACGTCAATCTCAGACGAGCAATATACATTTCTCGGTATGCAGTTGAACGCCATGGAGGATTATGAATATTACCTCAATGAGCGAATCAAGGATTTGAAGTTTTATGATGACTAAATACTACCTACGCCGCCCGTCCGCCACGCACAAGTGTATCTACCTAGTCAGCGGTGTTGAATACAGCGAAAAGGCTAGACCACAACACCCGTGGGCTGGATGGACGTACACGGCTGATGAACTGAAACAGATGGATTATAAGGGCTATGAGCCCGTGGAGGTAAACAAATGACAGAATTAGAAGAAAAGCAGGCTAATTGTCCATATTGCAATAGCCCATATGAAACGATTGTTGAAGCAAACAATTGGGACGAAATGAATGTTGCACTAGATCGGGACAATTGTTTGCATGAATGGGG